AGGAAAGACGGCGCAGTCCGTTGGTATTGCCGCAATCATGCAGAGATATAAGCGTGGCGACCTCAAGGCGTTTGAGTTGATCCGTGATACGGTTGGTGAAAAGCCCGTTGATAAGATTATGGTGGCTGACGTTGACGCGGGCGTGGTTGAGCAGATCGAATCTATGGTGCTTGGAAAATGACACGCGACGAGGCGGTCACGTTTCTGATTGAGCAACCGTATAAGCTGGCGCACTTGATCGGGTTCACAAAGCTTACAGAGATTCATAACAAGTGGATAATCGATATGGTGCGCGGAACCGATGACAGGACGCTACAGGCGCACAGATCGAGTTATAAGACTACTTGTGTGTCCATCGCGCTATCGTTGATTGTGGTGCTGATGCCGAGACTACGCACGATGTTCATGCGCAAGACGGACAGCGACATCAAAGAGATCATACGGCAGGTGCGGAAGATTCTTGAAAGCCAGCAGATACAGTATTTTGTCCAAACAATCTACGGCGTGAAGCTGCAACTCACCACGGCAACCGTGAACGAGATCAGCACCAACCTAACGAACGATCCGCGCGGCACACCACAACTCACCGGGTTAGGCACAGGCGGTTCGCTTACTGGTAAGCACTTCGACAGAATCTTTACTGACGATATCGTGAACATTCAAGACCGCGTGAGTAAGGCAGAGCGCGACAGGACAAAGATCATCTATCAAGAGTTGCGCAATATCCTCAATCGCGGCGGTAGGTTCTTCAACACGGGCACACCGTGGCACAGAGATGATGCATTCTCGCTTATGCCAGAGCCGGAGAAGTTTGATTGCTACAGCACAGACCTGATTAGCGCGGAAGAACTGGACGTAATCAAGCACAATCTCACGCCGTCACTGTTCGCCGCCAACTACGAGCTTCGACACATCGCGGCAGACGGGCAACTGTTCACCGCTTCACCGAAGTTCGACACAAACAAAGAGCTATTCGTCAACGGTGCGTGTCAGATCGACGCGGGATACGGTGGAGATGATGCGACGGCTTGCACTATCGGCGTAAGGCGCGGCGACACGATATACGGTTACGGCATGAAGTTTGCCAAACATGTAGACTTCTGCTTGCCAGAGATTCTAGCAAAGTGCGACGAATTGCGCGTTGGGTTGATCTTCTGCGAACTGAACGGAGACAAGGGGTATCTAACGCAGGAAATCAGACGATTAGGCTATCGCGGACAAGGATATAACGAGAGTATGAACAAGTACTATAAGATCAGCACCCATCTGCGCAAGTGGTGGGAAAAGTTCGTATGGCTAGAGGGCACGAGCAAAGAATACCTCAACGACATCATGGACTACACCGAGGACGCGGAACACGATGACTGTGCGGATAGCGCCGCGTCACTGGTAAGATACTTAGACAAGGAATGAGGGCTAGATACATGTGGAATCGTTTCTGGCAGTGGGTAAGTAGTTTTTTCAAGAAGAAACCTGAACCAGTACCGACAACGTCATATGCAGACAAATACGAGGACATCGACGGAGAGAACATCACCGCGACCATTTCCAACGCGCTGGCATCTAAGGTGTACGGCGATAGTGATATGGTTGTTGATGGCGATGGTAAACGCGCCGAGCTGTTACAGGACACGCTAAACTCACTGTGGGAAGATGAAATGCCGTGGGTCACCGCGCAAGCGTTTGGCAAAGGCGGCATGGTGCTAGTTCCCACTGTCACGGGCGGTGAGATCGTCATCACTGCGGCAAATCAGGAGCGGTTGTTTGTGACTGGACGCAGAGGACGCAAGGCATCGAGCGCGGTTCTGCTCGCTGAATCGGTTATGATTGATCGTGACGAATACCAACGCTGGATTAACTACCAGATGGATGAGAACGGTACGCAGATGATTCAGACCGTCATCACGGACGCTTACGGTGTGCCTGTTCCGTTCGCAACGGTTCCCGCGTGGGAGAGCATTACGCCGGAAGTCACGATAGGCGGCACTGACCGTCTGCTGATTGGTATGATTAAATGCCCGCGTGACAACCGAATCGAGAATAAGAACTACGGCGTTCCGATCACCTACGGAGCAGAAAACGACATACTAGAATTAGTTGAGCATGACAACATCTATCGCAGAGAGTATAAGCTCACAAGTCCAATGCTTGGTCTCGATGCGTCATTGTGGAGAAGTAAAACTGATACGGCAGCGGCTAGTCTCGCGACTATCGATCAGATCAAGCGCACGGTACAGGATGGCGATACGCCTTTCATCCCGGTGGAATCTCCAATCATGAGTTCGAGCGGTTCGCTTTGGCAGTACTACGCACCCGCAATTCGTTATGAAGCGATGGGCGCGAGATCGCAGTATCTAAGACGCAAGGTCGAAAAAGCATGTTCACTCTCGCAGGGAGTTCTTACCGAGCATCAAGCGTTGAGCTATGCGAACAAAGACGAAGTACGCGCTGCACAGTACGACACGTTTGCTGTTATCACCGCAATGCGCAAGAACATCGAGGCGGCAATGGCTGACGTTGCGTATGCCGTGGACGTTCTGGCAGAGCGGTTTGGGTTAACTCCTGCGGGCGCGCGTGGCAATTATGAAATCTCGTTCGATTGGGATTACTCCATGATCGAGAGTACGGAACAGAGCTACAAACAGTTGAGCGACCTGCAGACGCGCGGCGGTATCAAACTGGCACGGCTTGCATCTTGGGTCACGGGTGATTCACTGGACGATGCAGCAGCGGAGATCGAAGAAGCGAAAGCCGATGCGCCTCCCGCTATTAACTTTGGGGTGTAACCATGTTACCAGACGAAAAACTTGAAGCGGCGATAGAGATATTCCAAGCGCGTGTTGACCGTGTGCGAGAAAAGTATCTCCGCATGGTTGGTGAACACATCGCCAAGATCGGAAAAATCAGCTCGACCGACTTACAGTTAATCGAGCAACTGCGCAAGATGGACGTAAACATGCAGACCATCGAACAGGAGCTTGCAGCGGTTTTGCGTCGAAACATAACAGATGTACGCCAACTACTACAAAACGCCGCTACGAGCGTGTACGGCGACGCAGCGCGATTCTACGAGCAACCATCGTTCAAGAACAACGTGGTAATGCAGCAGATTCTTGCGGGACAGATCCGCGTGACCGATGGCGCGTTGCTCAACCTATCCAGAACCACGATAAAGTCAACCACGTATCGTCAAGCGGTAGACGAAGCAGTGCAAGCGGTGCAGTCGGGCGTTACCACGTACACCAAAGCGATTGAGGGCAGTTTGCGCGATATCGTAGGCGAGGGGTTGCGCGTTCGTTATCCGTCAGGACTATCACGGCGAATTGATACCGCAATGCGGCAAAACATTCTCGACGGCGTGAGAAGCATCAACCAGAAGATAGCAAACGCAGTCGGTCAAGAGTTCCAAGCGGACGGCGTTGAGATCAGCGCTCACGCGGACTGCGCCGAGGATCATCTCAACATACAGGGTAGACAGTTCACAAACGAGGAATTCAACCAATTACAGAACACGCTAGAGCGTCCGATTGGCGAACTAAACTGCAAGCATTTCGCGTTCCCCGTTATCATCGGAATCAGCGAACCGTCACGCACTGATGAAGAATTAGAGAGCGTCAACCAACAGAGCGCGGAAAAGGTGACGATTGACAATACGACGAAAACGCGGTATAATTGGACGCAAGAACAGAGGAAGATAGAAACAGCCGTTCGCTATCAGAAAGACATCGCAACGCTTGCAAAAGCGGCAGGAGCGGATGACGTAGCGAGAGCGGCAGAATCCAACATTAAGGCGTTACGCGCGGAGTATCGCAAAGTATCAAAGGGTGCAGATATTCCCACGCAGTACGACCGAATGAAAGTAGCGGGATACGTTCCCGTGAAATAATAATCCGGCGGGATCATACACGCAAACGCGGGAGGCGCTGACCTCGTTAAAAAAGCGTAATGCGACAGGAGCTACATGAAACGCGAAACCATTGAATCTCTCATTCCCGAAACGGTTGAGAACCGAGCGGCAGTCATTGACAAGATCATGACCGAAGCGGGTAAAGACATCACGCGCGAACAGAAGAAGTTCGAGGACTACGACGACATCAAGGGGCAGTTGACCAAAGCACAAGCGACCATCACGGAACTTGAAAAGGTCAAGGGAAGTGCGGACGAGTTGCAGAAACAGATCGACGCTTACAAGACCGCCGAAGCCGAGCGCGTGGCGAACGAAGCCAAGACCGCGAAACAGCGAGAAGCCGCACAGAGGTTCACGTCCGTCAAGGGACAGCACGAGTTTCTTGATCCCGATATCGAAGACGCTATCATGAATAAGTTCATGAACGCGGTTGACGATCCGGCGAACAAGGGCAAGGGTGATGCAGAGATTTACACCACGCTCACGAAAGACAAGCCGTTTTTCAAGAGCCAGAACCCCAACGTAAACATGGGTGGAGTTGGCGACGTGTCCAGTGTGGGCGCGATTACGCCGGAACAGTTCGCAAAGATGGGCATGCGCGAGCGTTCAGAACTCGCCGCGAAAGACCCGAAACAATACGACCTATTGAGTAAAAGGAGCAAATAAACATGGCTGAAGCCACGCTTGCCAACCTGATTAACCCTCAGGTGATGGCTGATTACATTGAAGAGAAACTGACCGACAACATCGTTTTCATGCCGCTTGCGGAAGAGAACACCAATCTTGTCGGTGCACCCGGTGACACTGTTTCCATCCCGAAGTACGGCTATATCGGTGACGCGACTGTCGTTGCCGAGAATGGTCAGATCACGGCGGCACAGCTCACCGCAACCAAAGTGGACAAGAAAGTCCAGAAGTACGCAAAGGCTGTTACCCTGACCGACGAAGCGGCTCTGTCCGCGTTTGGCAACCCCGAACAGGAAACCGCTGACCAGTTGCTCAAGGCGATTGATTCCAAAATCGATGAGGACTTTGTGACCGAGCTTGCAGACGCAACGCTTGAATACGGCGTGTACAATGCCGCGATCAACGGCGATACCGTGGCAAACGCGCTGGAACTTTTTGGCGAAGATCAGGAATCCCCGCAGACGCTCGTCGTTGCTCCGGCTGACCTCACTGGCATTCGTCTGGACGATGACCATTTCATCAAGGCATCCGACATGGGTCAGCAGATGATCGTGTCCGGATCGATTGGCGAGATTTGGGGTTGTCAGGTTAAAGCCTCCAACCGTCTGACTGTTGCTGCATCCGCAAAGAACCGCAAGAGCTACATCGTCCGTCCGGGCGCTCTGGGCTTTGTTTCCAAGAAAGGCGTTGGCGTTGAGCCGAAGCGCGAAGCGGACTATGGGCGCACGATGTATATTGCGACCAAGCACGGCATTCCTTATCTGCGCGATGAGAGTAAGGTCGTTGGGATCATCAGCTACCTCGGTCTTGACACCGTCGCATCCGGCGTTGTGACCTCGACGGCTGGCACGACTGCATCCAACGACACGTTCCTTGCCATCTCCGAAGCCGCTCCTGTCAACACCAAGTGGGTCTACAAGCTCGGCACTTCCGATCCCTCTCTCACGTTTGGCACGGCATTGTCCGGCTATACCGATTGGGTGAGTGCGACCACGGAGATTGCCGCAAGCACCAGCACCAAAGCAAACGTTGTCCTTGTGTGGGCGGCTGATAGCAAGCCCCTTAAGCAGTTCAATGTGACGCTGGTTAAGAAAGCCTAAGCACGACTGAAAGGGCGGTAGAGTATGTATCTAACCTATGCTGAATACACGGCACGCGGCGGGACGCTGACCTCTACCGCCTACACAAACTACGAATCAGAAGCGCGGGCGCACGTTGACCGACTGACGCATGGAAGAATCACCGCAGAAACCACGGTTCGAGATGCGGTTAAAAACCTCATGTTCAAACTCGTTGTGTATATCTCGTCCATTGACGGTATCGAAACAGGCGGGATGAAATCTTTCAGCAACGGTTCGGTCAGTGCGACATACGCGACACCGCAAGAAACGCGGGCGAAGATCGCTCAATACTGCAATGACTACTTGACCAACGAGGTAACGCTTGACACAGAAATCCCGCTGATGTATGCGGGGGTGATCTATTGAACGCGCTATATCAAGACACAATCACGCTGTACATGAAGTACGGCACGGCGTGGAAACGAGCGATCATCACGGGCGTTATCTGGACGCAGAAAACCGTTCGAACAAATGACAGCAACGGCAACCTGAAACTGGTGCGGCAAACGTCCATCACCATTCCCATTGAGGCAATCGTGACAGTGGGCGGTGCAAGAGCGTCATACGTTGCTCCAAAAGCCTACACGGCAGCTAGCGCGACGTGGACGCTCGACAAAGGATTTATCGTGGTGTACGGAACAAACACGAACGACATCACAACGCTGTACACACTGGAAACGCTCAAAGCCGCAAGCGACACATACGCGACAGTTCAAGCCGTGGGCGACAACACGCATAGAGTGATGCTCAACCACTGGCAAGTGGAGGCGGTGTAGCGTGGGACTAGAGATCAAGCCGACACAACAGCTTCTAAGCGAACGCGGATTGCTCACACAGCAGAAGGTGCAAACGTTCATCGACAGCGAAGCGGTTCGGTTGATGGAAAAGTACACGCCAAAGCGCACGGGCGCAATGCGAGATAGCGTTTACAGCGCGTCTCAATTCGGAACGGGTGAACTAAACCAGAACACGCCGTATTCGCGCAAGATGTACTACGATGACACGATACCGCACAGAGGCATCACGACACATCACTGGTTCGAGGCAATGAAAAGCAATGGCGGCGTTGCTAAAATTCTAAACGGCGCGGCTAGACTAGCGGGCGCGATAGGGGTAAGAGCATGACGAGCGTTGCAGAATCTTTAGTAACATGGTTGCTAACCTACTCTGGCATATCCGCAGTAACCACAGACCAAGTGGGCGAAGAAGCAACGAGCATGGGCGTTATCAAGTCGCCCGGCAGAAACGTCGAATACTTTGTAAACGGAGACAAGGAAGTCACCGCATATTTCCTGTTCAGGGCGCGTAAATCGGCGCAGATGGATGATATGCGGGTGAATAACCAAGAGTGGTTAGAAGCGTTTGAAACGTGGGTGCGCGAACAGAGTTTCACGCGATCACTACCGACGCTGACAAACGGGCGAACGTGTCAAGCGGTGAGCGTGTCCGAATCGGCATACTTACTGCAAGCGGATGAATCGGATATCATCTACCAGATTGGGCTAGAAGTCGTATACTACGAACCCAAAGCACTGACACCAGACCCGCCGCCGGAACCAGAATAACCAACCGAACAATAAAGGAGAAATAAAACATGGCTTACGATGTTGCAACCGCAACGAGGAACTGGCTGAGCGACTATATCAGCGCGGTTTCTGAAACCCCGTCCTACTCGCTTCTCGGTCTTGGTGTGATCAAGGTCGATGAAAGCCTTGGCACAAAAGTTGACAAAACGCCGTTTATCAATAACACAAACGAGACTGGAACGGTAACGGGTTACGGCAGAACGTTCCCATTTGACGCACAGTTAAGAACTGGCGAAACTGCAATCATGCAGCTCTGGGCAATTTCGGAAAACGATGGTGTGGGAGATGACGCAGAATTATATTACGTTCGCGTTAATCTGTACGTAACTCCGACCGCCGGAGCATACCCTGCAAAGCGCTATAAGGTTGCCGTTGAAACTACCGACAAGTCCGGCGCTGGTCTTGATATTATGCGCATTACTGGAACGATGCATCAGGTTGGCGATGCCACTATCGGCACGTTTAATCCGAGCACTAAAGCATTCACGGCAGCGTAAGGAGAACACATGAAACTACTTGAAATGCTCAAGCAGAGGCCCGCGCCCGTTGCGGAAGTCAAGAGCGTTATTCCGAAGCTGACAATCTCGTTTGACAAGCAGTATGTCGAGATCAACGAGATCAAGTTTGAACTGCTTAAGAGCGACGCGGACATCCTGTCCGATGCTCTGCGGCTGATTGACGAGAGCGAGAAACTTGACGTAACCGACGAACACGCGGTGCTAAAGAATCTGCGCGACATGGCATCCTACATCGACACCATCCTCGGCGTTGGTGCGCTGCAGAAGATCAGCGGCGGCGTTCCTGTTGGTTTCAAGAAACTCCAAGAATGCATGGGCGTGATTGTCGGAGCGGTGTACGCCGCGTATCAGACATCAACTGCGTCGAAGTATGGCGTATGACTTCACACTAACTAAAACAAAAGACGAGGCGTTGCCTGAAGCCGTTGAGGTAGACGGCAACGTCTTTTCTATTGATGCGAGTTTTCGCGTTGTATTGAAGATTCTACGCGTGATCGAAGCGGATGATATTTTGGATTGGCAGAAACCAATGATTCTGCTGAAAGCGTTTTATGGCGCGAATCAACCAGAGGCACAATCAGGAATAGACGCGTTCATAAAGTTCCTTTATCGTGATAAAGTGATAAAGCGCGAAAGCACTGATAGACCACCCGTGTTTGACTATGAAGTGGACGCGCCGGAGATTTACGCCTCATTCCTTTCACTGTACGGGATTGACTTGCTAGAGAGCGATATGCACTGGTGGAAGTTCTGCGCGTTGCTAGATGGCGCTATCTGGTCAGATTCACCAATCGGCAAGAAGATCAGACGCAGAGAAGAACTTAGAACAACCGATGCTTCAAAATGCGACGATCCGAAAGCGGTACGCGAAGCACAAGAGGCGTTGAAGCTAGTAAGTAAAGTTAATCTTGCAGAACAGCAAGAGCAAGACGCGGTTTATCGAGCGTTGACGAGCGGCGGTGACGTTAGCGCGGCATTGGAGGCATTGAAACGTGGCGTATGATGGCGCATTAAAATTTGATACCAAAGTAGACCAGAGCGGTTTTGTTGGTGGAATCTCTCAACTGAAAAGCACCGCTATGGCGGCTATCGGCGCGATTGGTGGTGCGTTCGCTACGGGCGCGATTGCCAAAGCGTTGATTGGTCAGATCGGGTTGGTTGAGCAGTACGGATCTGCAATCAATGACCAATCGCAGAAGATCGGTATCACGACACAAGCATATCAAGAATTGAACTACATCATGGGGCAAGTCGGCGGCAACGTTGACATGCTCCAGATGGGTATTAAAACGCTATCCAGTGCGGTGGTTGATGGCAACAAGGCGTTTGAGCAATTAGGAATCTCTCTGGACGAAGCTCGCGCAATGTCGCAGGAAGATTTATTCAACACGGTTATCGGTCAACTTGCAAGCATGGAAAGCGGAACGCTTAGAACGTCACTCGCCACAGACCTGTTTGGGCGTAGCGCGTCCGAGCTTGCGCCGCTTCTCAACATGGGCGCGGACGGTATCGCAAAGATGCGTCAAGAGGCGCAGACCTACGGGCTGGTGATGACCGAAGAAGCAGTAGCGGCAACGGACAAGTACGGCGATGCACAGGCACTCGCGCAGAAGTCCGGCGAAGCACTGCGCAATGCGATGGTGGGCAAGATGATGCCCGCGCTGACCGATATTGCGTTGGGGTTTGCCGATATCGCTAAAGCGTCCACAGAGGCGTTTAACGCGCGCGGAATCGCGGGAGTTGTTGACGTTATCACTGGCAAATTCCCCATTGCAACAGCGGCGGTTGCTGGACTTACGGCGGCGTTTACATCACTGCTTATCATTAAAGGGATAACCGCCGTGATGGTTGCATTCCAGACCGCACAGGTATCTCTTGCACTCGGCATGATGGGAACGACTGCAGCGGCTCTGGTTCAGGCTGGAGCGTTGACGGCAAATGAAGTCATCGTTGGATTACTCACGGGAAAGATAACACTTGCGGCGGCGGCACAAGCTCTGTGGAACACCGTCATGCTTGCAAATCCTATTGGGCTTATCGTGACCGCAATCGGTCTATTGGTTGGCGGTCTAGTTCTTATCAATAAGAATTTTGACAAGATCAACCCGCAAATGGCGCAGTACACGCAGACCACGAAAGAAGCGTCCGAACAGACGAAACAACTCAACGGCAACATGCGGGAAAGCGCCGATTCCTACGCGGAAACGATTGATGAAATTGATCGCCAGACCGCCGCGTCAGAGAGCTTAATTGATACCATCTACCAAATGAGCGCGGCTTATCAAGGTTCGAGCATCGAACAGCAGAAGATGCAAGCAATCATTGACGAGCTGAACGGCACGTATTCCGGCTTGAATCTGGTTTACGACAGCAACACTGGAAAGCTCAACCAGAACAAAGCGGCAGTTGAAGCACTCGTCGCGGCAAAACAGGAAGAAGCAAGAGCGACAGCAGATATTGAACGTTCGGTCGAGCTTATCAAAGAAGAATCGGACGCGAAGTATAATCTGTATGTCGCGCAGGATAACTATAACAAGCTTTCCGCAACGGGCGCGAGCAAGACGAGCGCGGCAATGCGTTTTGCGGCAAAGGCTGTCAGAGAAGCACAGGGCGCATACGATAGCGCATCCGGCGCAGTTTCGACTCACAACGATTATCTAGACGAAAACAACACAAAGGTGATCGCGTCGGCTGAATCACTCGGCGCACTCAAAGAAGCAGAGCGCAAACTTGCAGAAGAAACCGAGCGCATTGTAATCGGCGGGTATGACGTGACCGATGTGTTGGACGATATCGGCATGACCGCTGATGAAGTCGCGGCGCGGCTGGACAACTTCACGGGCGCGGCGACGAACATGTTCGAGAAGATCAGCACTGAATCGAAAATCAAGGTTGCTGATATGATCGCAAATCTCGAAGCAAACGCAATCGCTATTGAGGACTGGGGCGACAACATTGCATACCTCGGCGGTAAGTTACCGAGCGACTTACTGCAACCGTTGATCGATGCTGGCCCGAATGAAATGGCTGGTGTGCTAAATCAACTCGCGGGCGCGTCCGACACGGAACTTGCAAACCTCGCGGCGGCGTTTGACAACGGTGGCGAAGAAGCTAAAGAAGCATGGTTGCTTAGTCTCGGAGCGGGTCTTGAAGAAGAAAACCCGTTGCTTGGTGTACTGGATGGCGCGGAAGAAGCGGCAACGGAATCCGGCGCGCAGTTTGGCAAATCGCTCATCACGGCGATCAACCAACAGGACTACAGCGGCGCGACATCGTCACTGACAAACGCGTTTAAGAATAGTTTCCAAGACGCGAGTAATTCATTTCATGTGTTCCTAGATCGCGTCCACTTCGATCTTGCGTATGCCATCGGTGGCGTGAGAATCGACCTTGCGTATTTGGCATCTGAGGTCAGATCGGCACTCGCCAAGATTCCGACGCTAATCACCATTCGCGTGAACGTTATCTACAGTTCAAGCGGCGGCGTTGGCGGAGCGGGCGGGGTAACTGGTGTTGATGCTACTAAACCGATGATCGCGGGCGGCGGCGTGTATGCGCCTATCACAGTGCAGGGCGTTGTTCAGAGTGACACGCAGCTTGCAAACACGATTACTAGAAACTTTGGCGAGGTAATGTATGGCAGGAACAGTTGAGCAAACGCAAGTTAAGCTAGAGTGCGGCACGAACGTTGTGCAAACTGGCGCGGCGTACGACTGGACTTTAACGCACATTGTGGAAGATACTTTCATGGTTGCTGATGTCCAGATCGGGCAATACGCCAACAAAGACGGCGGGTACTTCAAAAAGCGTCGTTTCCAACCGCGTGAAATTGTTATGTATATACAAAGCAAGCTAAACAGCGCGGAACAGATTGATGCGACTTGGTTACAGCTCAAAAGCTACATAAACGCGAAGCGGGACGGTGCAATCACGCTGTATAAACACGGTGTTGTGCGCACCGCACCGGGCGCGATCACGAGCGTGAAGAAGCGCGACGAGGACGGTATGGCGTGGAATGTCCCCGCAGATATTCGTGTGGTGTTCACCGCGCCCGATCCGTGGCTGTTGAGCGACGATATTACCAAAGCGTTCAGCTCCGAGATTCCGCTTTTCATGGCACCATTTTCGATCTTCGCGGATGGGTACACGCCGAGCGTGGTGACTGCGGGTAACGAGCTGACCTTCACCGTTGGCGGCGACGATGAACCGGGGTTCCTGCTGACACTGACCGCAACGGGCGCGTGTGTGAATCCGAAAGTAACCAATGTTGCGGGTGAATACATTCGCGCAATGAAGACGATGGCAGACGGCGACGTTATCACGATCTACACAGGCGCGAAACCGTACGTCAAGTATAACGGCGCGTGGTGTTCGCGGGATAGGCTGTCGACCTTCTTCCCGCTAGAGATTGGCACGAACACGCTCACCATCAGCGCGGACAGCGGCGTTACAAACTTGATTCCGCAACTTGACTACGCAGAGAGGTATCAATGAGCCAGTACAACAAAGTTATCACATTGCTTGATGATTCTTTCGCGGTGTATGGTGATCCCATCGCCGCGTGGGAATCGTTGGCGTACTCGGACGCGTGGGACAAACACGGCACGATCTCGCTTGTTGCGCAGATGGATTATTTTGCAGACTTAAGCGGCGCGTCGTGGATGGAAATCGACGGCAGGGTTTACGAGTGCGAAACGATCACGAGCGAGGACGATAGCAAGACCGTTAAAGTCACGGGATGTTCGCTCAACGTTCTGTTTGACCGCATCGTCATTACTGCTAAGGAACGGCTGCAGGGGCGCTTAGAAGAGCGCATAAGGTATTTGGTCAACAAGTACGCCGTAACAGGCTCGCAGGCTGTCACAGGGCTTACACTGGGCACTGACAACGCGTATGCGCGCGCGATGGACGCAACCACGATCCAGTGGCAGACATTGAGCGAATTTCTGTACACGCAGATGAATCAGCGCGGGTTTTCGTACAAAATTACTCACAACGGTTCGGGCGCGTTGCAGTTCGCGCTTATTCAAGCGCTCGACAGGACGCAAGACCAGACCGTTAACCCGAACGTCCAGTTATCCACGACAGCGGAGATTGAGAAAGCAACCTATAAAAAGTCGATCAAGGACTTTCGCAACTACGCAATCGTTCACGACGACGACGAAACAAACCCGCAGGTGGTTCATGTTGACTTGTCGAACGGCGCGGCAAAGCGGGTGTTGACGGTATCGGGTAGAGCGGTTGGCGCGGATGATAGCGCGGCAACAAACCTGTATGTGATGGTTGGCGCGAGTGGAATGATTAAAACATCGACTGATGGAATCAACTGGACGACGAGAACCAGTAATACTACAAAATCGCTATGGTCAATCGATTATCAAAACGGAAAATTCATTGCCGGCGGAGCAGATGGAATTGTTGACGTTTCCTCTGATGGCGTGACTTGGGTGGTTTATAATACTGGCTCAACGTATGCGATTGAGGGCGTGAATTACACAGAAGGAATTTATATTGCATTTGATGCAGCAGGTGCAATCTATTATAGTTACGATACATCAACGTGGTTAATGTCATCCGATGGTGCTAATTATAGTAAAATAGTTAATTGCATCAAAACGAACGATGAATTTATTGCATACGCATCGTGGACGAGCGGTGTTTACAAGCTCACATCATACGACGGTACATATTGGAACGAGTCTCTTATTCCATTTACAACAGGCGTTGGAATATATATGCTAAGAACCCAAATAATTAACGACTTAGTTGTTTGCATCGGTCACACTATTGGAGCTTCTCCTGTTCCGATTTCTGTAACATCGAGCGCAATAAACGGAAACGATGCGATTAACGCATATGCGAGCCTAACTGGAAGTAAGTTCCTAGACTTAGCGGCTGGAGCGGGAGTTTTTGTTGCGTGCGGACAACCAAATATTCTCCAATACTCAACCGATGGAATTGATTGGACTGACTGCACTCCGGCAGGATCAATTGACTACGTTGCAATAACATATGATGGTGAGTATTTCTATGCGTATGGGTATACTGTTCGCAAGGTTTCAAAATCGGCTGACGGAATAAACTGGACTAATTACGATTTGGTGGGTGTAACGTCTAATGTTGACGCAGTAATTTACGGCACATCCTCCCACTCTGGAAACCTCTACCAAGTCGGCGTTGACGCGTTGCAATCCTCGGTTGTGGTCGAAGCGTTGGATGGTGACGTGAATCAGGAACTTGCACCAGAGTACGAAATCGACTATAATATAGGTGACGTTATTGATACTCTCGATCCCGTCCGAAACATCGCGGCAACGAAGCGCGTGTACTCGGTGGATCACATTATCGACAAGAACAATGACTACGCGATCGTGCCGAAACTCGGAAAAGACTTCCTGACGTTGCGGCAGCTTATAGCAAAGGAGATCAAAAACAATGGCATTTAGCAGCGGGGTATTCACATCGACAAGCGGCACGGTCAACGGCGACGGTATCTTTGTTGGAAACAAGGCAAACACGGCGGCACAACTCGCATACGAAAAGAAGATGCTGTACGGAAACGGTATCTCGCTAGATCCGACGAGCGCGTTTTATGTTGCACCGAAAACGGGCTTGACCGCAACCGTGAGCGCGGGTTGGGGCATCATGGAGGGATATTGGTTCAGAGAATCGACAGACTACGATATCACCGTGACTTCTTCCGTGAGTGAACAGACGTTTTATTATGGCGTTCGGCTAGACGTTGCAACGGGAGAATATACCGATAGTCACGTAGCGGCGCGGACAACGTTTGTTCCTGCAACTGATAGAGTGTTCGCAATCATCGTGATCCCCGCAAACGCGGTCACGCTCACGAGTGGAATGATTACCGACACGCGCAACAACTCAACCTACTGCGGAACTGTCAACGCACAGCGCGAAGCACTCGCCGCGTTGCAAGCGGAATACACCGAGAAGCTTGAAGTGCTGGAATCCACTAGCATCCCGATCCACGCAAGCACTCACGCAGTTGGAGAAACCGACGCACTTGCACCAGAGGATATTGGAGCGGTATCTATTGCAGCGGCAACGTACACTGACGGAGAGCAAACACAGGTTAGAACCAACATCAGAGCGGCAAAGGCTGTGAGCGGCGTTGCTGACGCGCTCGAAGCGGCGGTAGTTATTAACGCGCAGACAGATAACTATACAGCGGCTCTCACCGACTTGGGAAAAGATGTCTGGATCACAAGCGAATCGAATAAGACGTTCACAATACCGCTTCAATCCTCGGTAACGTGGGTTGACAAATCCTATTTCTTCGTTACGCGCGGCGGTTCTGGTACGCTCACAATCGCGGGAGCGGGCAGCGTGACGGTCAATGCGGCGGGTGGTCGTCTCAAAATCGCAGAGCAGTACGGTACGGTCATGTGTCGGCGCACCGCTGAAAACGTGTGGCTTGTCACGGGGGCGATGTCGGTATGAAGCGGCTTATGGTGGCTTGTATTAGCGGGCGTAGAATACTGGCGCAGGATTCATTTGACCGCGCGAACGGAGCAATTGGAAGTGCGGAAATTGGCGGTACATGGACTATAAATGCTGGATCATTTGATGTTGTTTCAAATCAAACGAAAGCTGCCACGTCTGGATTCACATCGGCGGCGTCACTTGTAATATCGCAACTGTATTATGAGGCTTCGGCTGACGTTACTTGGTCGGGAGATTCACGCGCCGCTATTGTCGCACGATGCGCTACATCTGGAATTGCGAACTATATGCGTCTATACACGGACGGTAGTTCTATCGTGATCGGCAAGATGATATCCAACTCCGCTACGGTTCTCAATTCGTATTCTTATGCGTGGACAAGTGGAGCAACTCATAACCTAAGATTGGTTTGTAGCGGCAATAAT